TCTTCTAATGTCAGCTCTTCTTTTGTATCTTGCTTAACAATAGAATTTTCTTCTGTAATTATTGCATATCTCATTTTTCACCTACCCTTTACTTGTTGTTATATATGGAAAATCACATAGCATAAATAGATATTAGGCGCAAAACATTGTCTAGGATTCAATGAACCAAACCTAGGTTTAACAATTTATAGTGACTACTGACTATACAATTGCATATTTCGCTTACACAGAAAGGGTAGTGTTAGCCTAATATCTATTTATACTATGCGATAGCGTATCCGATAGGACTTGAACCTATAACCTAAACATTAGAAGTGTTTTGCTCTATCCAATTGAGCTACGGATACATAAACATATTGGTTAAACTCGGCTTTTGCATATGTTAGACAAATAGTTTTTTCCAGGCTTTAACCAAACCTGTTTTTAATACCAGAGTATAATCAGATATGAGGATTATACATACTTAATTAATGACCAAAAAAACCAAGTATTTTCTGGTATTAAAACTTTATTCCCAAGTTATATAACCTTTTTCATTTATATAAGTTGGAAGACCCATACTTTTAAGCTGTTCATATGTGAACTTAGCTTTTTGATTACTATTGATATGATCAACATAGCTTTGATTTCTTTCAGCTTCTGTTATCTCTGTATCTACTCCCATGATATAACCCCTGATTTCATTGTCATTTCTTTACCATTAAATGAATACTGATAGTGAGATCCATCCTCACCTTGCCAATTTAGATAACTACCTGCTTTTACATATGGGGCAATTACTTGCAAAAACAAATCTTCAGCACCAGTTTTATTGTCATACCAAAGACTAATCATATTGCCATCTGCATCAAAATTAATATCTTCAAAGCCAAGGGCATAAAGGATAGTTTGCATATCTTTACATGTTTCAGGATAATTAGCATCCATCCAACTAAACCATTTACCTGGATGGAAATTTAATCCTTCAGGTCTTGGGTTATCTGCAGATATTCCTGCACCCCAACTACCACCAGTTTTTAAATCATCTCTGTCATTAAGTTTGCACATTGCCTCATAGCAATATTCAAAATCATCTTTTGATACAAAGATATCTGCTTCTGTTATTCTTGTGTAGTATCCCATTGGATACTCCTTTCTTTTAGTTGCTTATACTCCAATTGTTTAACTTACCTACTGAATTGTCCATAATATATTTTGCAACTTTTAAATTGCAATCAACATTAAATAGACCATTTAGCTTTGTTCCACAAACATTCTTAGTTACTGTTTGCCAACTGCTATTAATTTGAACTAAGCCTCTATCAATTGAACCATTCTTGTTTAATGTCCAAATGACATTACCGTTTGCATCCCATCTTGCATTAACAGCTTTAGGATTGCAACCACTTTCTCGCCAGGCTATATAAGAAAATATCTCTACTGGTAAGTTATACTCAGCAAATTTATGTTCAAATTTAGGGCATCTTTTTTCAGGATCACTAGGCACTTCTTTAGGTAATGGAATTGTTGTTGTTGTAGTTGTTTCTACAACAGCAAATGATTCAATTACATTCAATGTAGTGACTGTTGATTCAATTATGTAAGGGGTTGCATCAATGTATTCAACTGACGAATTGTCATAATTAACATGACTAATTCCAAATACTACTGATGCATATATAATACCTATTGCGTAAAGCAATGGTGAAGATTTTAATCTCATGTTTCCTCCAGAGTTTAGGTTTTGCGATATATTCGCATTAGCATAGCTTTAGAAGAAAGACGCAAGTAAATCGTACAACTTTACCTCCGCTTCCTTTGGTTTTATATAATAAAAATACCTCCAAGTATTTGATTTATAGGATTATGTAAAAAGGTTCTATCTTAGAGACCTAGTTCATCCTTCAATTCCTTCAAAGCTTGTTTTGCAAACGAAGGCTTCAATGGCTGGACATGTTCCAACTCTTCTCTTATACTATCATAGTATAAAGCATATTTCTGAAATACTTTAGGAATGCTTGTATTTTCCAGATCAGCAAGAGTAGAAAAAAGTGATTCTATATGAATCAAAAACCCAAACAAAATGCCAGGGACAAATGCTGGATCTTCAAGTTCATCATTAAATGTTTCCAATAAATACTCTATGCCGTGTGTTTCCTTATTTAAAAAGGCGGAAAATATTTGCATTGCGTAATCTGTATATAAGTATTCTTGATTGTTGTTCATACAATTCCTTTCAAAGGTTTAGTATATATCTTACCATTACTTGAGTAATTAGTCAATTTCTTGCTCTTCCTCAATCATTTTCTTGTTTAAATCAATAATATCTGCGGGTACTTCACCACGAGAAACTAGATCATTATGATGACCGATGTTTTTCGTTATCTCCCTTGATGTTGCAGAGTTTGGATTGTAGAAATATTCTTTCACATGACCAATTACTTTCTCACCAACTGAATATTCAAATATTCTTGCATACCAGTTATCAGGTTTGAACCCATGTTGTCTCTCACATATTCTATTTGCTTTTGACATAGCTTCCATTACGGTAGCAGTATCATCAATACGAATAGCATATCTGTACTCAACAATATAATAGTTATCAAACTTAGGCATTACACCCCTTTTCCGATTATCATAAGTGTGACTAATACTGGGATTATTATGAGGAGTGATGAGAACATCAATATCGCCCCTATACCAAAGAACGCCCAAAATATCTTCCACATTGTTTTTTCTGACATAATTCTCCTATAGTTTGTTAATTACTAAAAGCTCAGGATCTTCAATTGAAAAGCCAATTCCCATTGATTTACCATCACTTGATGGAAGTAATTGACCAGACATTTTATCAGATATCACCGATACATTTTCATCTTGATTTGTAACAAAGAACTTCTTATTACCGATCTGCATGATTAGCCCGCCAATTTCTGTTTCGTAAATTTGATAGTTCAAACCACCAAATTCACCAAGGTCTTCAATTTTAACCCAGAACCCAGCTTCATTTACATTCAGAATATTGTTTTCGTATGCATCAACAATCAATCTTCCAATGCGATTATCTGCGAGGTTTCTAAATTCTCGGTACATAATATCAGTGATCCCAGTTGAATAGTGATCATACTCATGAATAATTGTAGATACAATTTCGTAGATATTAGAATTAGCAGCATGGCTTTGTTCAATTACAATTTGACGCTCGCTAATATCTTTTCCGACATTGAAAGTATAACCAAGCGCATCATTTGATTTTGATTTGAATACACCGATTGGTTTATTCATTTTCAAAAGACCTGGCTCATATGCCCCAGCAATTTTCAAAGCTTTTACAAGCTTAGGGAATTTACTGATGTCAAGATCAATATCATAAGTGAATTCTTCAGTGATGAGTTCACCAGCTAAATTAACTTTTGCTTCCTTTAGAAGACTATAAAAACCTTCAGATAAACACTTAACTGGGTTCTTACCTCTGTTCTTAATAAAAGAATCAATTCCTGGAATTAATGATTCAGCAGGGCTAAGCAATACTGCGTTATCCCCATAGATTTTATTGAATACAATATTCCATTCACGGCAAGGACTCACATAAGAATATGTTGATTCCGAGATCGTATCAAATTCCCAAACTTGCTTTTGCTTATCAATAACAAGTTTAAAAATCTTCTTTATTTCATCTTCATCGTTAAGCCTTGAAATAAGTTTTGCGATTTCGTATGAAGCACTGTATATACTTTTGATCTGCCTATCCTCATTCAATACGGCATTATTGATCTCATAGTTATACATATTGTTTCGTTCATCGCCTTCATGAACCATTACTGATTTACAATAAATACGCAATGGACCTTCTATTGCTTCAAGCATTGAAGATTGATTTGGCTTGTTACCATAAACAGAAATTACTTTATGATCGTCACAGAAGAAGAAGTTATGGTTATTATAAACTTCCATAATACCTGGGGATGCAGTGATATAAACACTGAATTCACCAGGTATAGCTTTATCAATTGATTCAACAATTTCTCGCTTCCATTCCCCGCTATCTTTAGCATTAGAAACAGCCTCACGATATATTTGGAATTCATCTTCCCAGCTCATAATTCCAGCTTCCAATGTGAATGAAGATGGCTTTACAAATCCATTGCAGTAATCGTAATAGATTGAATTAATGCCATTCTCATCAATGGATTTGTACTTTAGAATGTAATCACCTTCACTATCATTACCAGTAAAGACCCATTCCAAACCCATTCTTAAAGCTGCAATTGGTGCATATTTAATACCTGAACCAAACTGACCAATTGTTTCTGGGTTATCCCTTTTAGTTGATAGACCAAGCTTTTCCAAGCTTAGTCTATTAACTGAATCGGTGTAATTTGTTATTTTGATATAGGACATTTATCAACCTCTCTATTTCAACGATAGTGATGTAAGGATACGACTCTTATTGTATTCAGTATACTGAAGAGCATCAAGAACTTCGCTAATTTCTAGAATAGAAAATGAACGAAGCATTACTTTTTCTTCTTCAATAACAGTTGGTTGAACAATACTTTCTGTTTGCTTCTTCATATAACCTTCAATAATTGCTTCTACTGATTTGATATATAGACTACCAGTATGGCAAGGACTATCGTAATTAAAAGATGTAAGCAATTCTTCAGCTAATGCTATAGCATCAGGTTCATCTAAATGATCTTTTACTTCAGCAGCTATATCACGATAACTAAAGTTTTCAATTACGCTAGTTGTGATTGAATCCATGTCTAAATAATCTTCTAAATCAATAGAATTAAGGACATTTTCAACTTCATCATTCCAATCATGATTGCTCAGACCTGATTCAATTACATCTTCAAAGTCGTAACCTGCAATCAATTCCTCAACTTGCTCTCCAGTCATTGTATAGTCTTTGAACATTTCAATTAACTGTTCTGATGGGAATGTCATTGTTGCTACGACATCTTTTACTTTTGCTGTTTCCACTTTATTTTCTCCAATCGTTGGGTTTGTATAATTTCCTGGTATTTCTGTTCTCTCCAGATATTCCATTAGAAATACCTTTCAGCTTCCCATTCAACATATCTAAACATTGCTGAATCTTCATTAATTTTCCTTCTTGCACCATCAAACCAATCTAAGAAAACATATTGTGCTGATTCAACAACATTGTCTTCATTAATAATTGCTTCAATATGTGAAGAAGGACCACCACCGCTTAATTCAATTGTTAATAGCTTTTTTATATTTGAACCAGCTGCATATTCATAAATTGATTGATTATCAATTTCTTCATCTACAATCTGCTTAAGCAATTCTTTATCATCATCATCGTCTTCATCAAGATCATCATCATATACCCTAAACATAAGTTCAAGATATTCATCTGCTCTACGATATTCTTCTTCAATACGCTCTTGACATGTTTTTTGTTTTGTATTTGACATTACATCTCCTCTATATAGTGAATATAATCTTTATATGTTTCTTTTGTTGGATATTGAATTGTCAGCCTGATAAATTCAAGCAAGCATTTAATTTTGTCTTTAAAAGACAAAAACTTTTCTATTTCAAGATACTCTTCAAATGTATTTGCATGTGTTATATATGCAAACTTATCAATATCATGGCTTGTAAATGGCTTTAGCCAACCATTACTTCTACCATCTGTAGAGAAACCAGAATAGCCATAAGCAACTGCAATATTCATTGCTTTATCAAAGAAATAATATTGCACCGCTTCATAAATAATTTCATTTGTTTCATCTGAGTTCAGAGGGTTAAAATTCAGATGATGCATTTTAATATTAATAGCCAAACGACCATTGTGAATATCTTTATCTCTGTCAATACTAGACCAGTTATATTGAACCCTTTCTTTTTTATAAAATTCAATATCTCTATTATCTGAGTATACATTTTTCATATAAGACATAATCAGTACCCATCCCATCTATCTTTTTCATATGTTGTTTCACATTCAGGACATTCAAAACAAACTGTCCCTCTGTATTCTTCTTTTAATACCACTCCAGAAAAATTACAATCTTTTACAACTAATTCATCTGAATGATAGTAACCATTTATCTCATGCATTAATTTTTTAAGGCGAGTATTAATTAAATACTCACTAATAGCCCCGTTGTTTTTAAAATCGTTGTACAAAGTTAATGCGTGATCAGAAAGGCTATATAGTTGTTTCCTTGTAACCAATACATATTCTACTTCTGCAGAACAATCAAAATGTTCTTCAAATTCATTTCCTCCAGCAATTTCATATTCATTGCCAGTAACTCCAGGTGGATAATTGCTCATAACTTTCTCCAATCTTTTCTTATTGGGGCTAGATTAGTGATCAGCCTAACCTAGCCCCAAAGCTTTTAATTTTTATATTTGATCATGTGTAATGATTTATTTACTAATTCACTACTAATAGTTGTGTAATCATCAAGAGCAAGCTTTCTAATTATTGATGATCTTTCACGAGCAGTGAAGCCACCCCAAATGCCAAATTTTATTTGTTCATTTAAGGCATAAGATAGGCAATCTGTTTTAACAGCACAATTGCTGCAAACTTTCTTTGCATGCGTATCATTCTTCCTAGAAAGAGAGCCTTCATCATTTTCAGAAAAGAAAATGCCTGGACCTAACTTTCTACAATTAGCATCTTCTCTCCAAAATTCATTACTAAAGCCCAATTAATCCTCCTTGTAATACGGTATGTTTGGATTATCAAATAGAGGAGTAACTATTGAGTTTTGAAAGTATTCAAAATACTTATCAACATCAATATCTTCTAAGTGTTGAAAAGAAGTAACTAGATTAACAACATGTTGTAGCAATGACAATATCACACTAACAACTCTATCGTCATCTAGTTCACCGTCAGCATCGCAAGCAATATTTAGAACTTGCATTGATAACCGCTCTCTGCCTATACTTTCTTCATAATTAGCACTCTTAAGTATGTTTAAAATTGATTGCATTATGATTGCAAATTCAGTCTCATCTGTCATACCTTCTGGTATCTTATTGCCCAAATCTCTTGGGTTGTTAATATCATCAAAATTAAACATCTGTCTCCTTAGTTTGCGTATAGGTCAAAATCAATATCTGTTACTTCTTCTGGAACATAATGATGTTCCCATTGATCATGTTGTCTAATTTCACCATTAGCAAATATCAATTGCCCAGCAAAACACATTCCTGGTTCTTCATAATGAATATAACCATTTAGTGTAGGAAATTGTTTAACAATAGCTTCTGCTAATTCATCACAACCAGGAGCCCATGCTGTATCATATTCAAAATGAATACTTGCATTACCTGTTAATACAGAAACACCATTTTCAAAATCAACATCACCATCTTCTAGATGTGGATAATTAATTTTTGTTTCATAGGAAATGCTTTCAGCATTCATATTATAATCACCCCATTTAGTTCCCCATTTACTATTGCACCAATCGTACCAGTTATCATGACCATATTTATCAATCAAATCTACATTACCTTCTTTTGAAGGTGATGTAGTTCCTTCTAATTCTTTTGGCATTGGGATTAAAGACTCAAATAGATTGTATTCATTTTCATCTTTATCATCACCATTGTTTTTCACAAGGGCAATGAATTTCTCTATATCTTCAATTGGACCAGTTATTCCTAACCTGTTACTACAATGATTTGGCATTTTCAAACTCCATTTCTAATTGATTCGGATTGTATTTTGATATTTCATTTACTGAAAACTTTGGTCTTTCTAAACTAACTTCATCGCAGAAATCAAACCATTTCTGATAATTCTCTGCACTCCAATATTGCAAATTATAGATTGCCATCATGACATCATTATCCTTAAAGCCTGATGTAACATCAATATCCATATTCACACTTAGCTCATGATAAACTTCAGAAGCCCAGTCTGGATTATTAATAATATCTACATAGCCAGGACTGATATAATTCCAAAATTCAATACTGTCAATATTGTCATTATCAATCATAATTTCGTATGTTTGCTCATCAGCAACTGGATAATCATCTAGTTTATCCAACCATTCCATTGCTAGATAAAATGAAGATGCAATAACTTTTTTGTCTGTATCTTCTTCATAAACACGACAAACTAATCTATCAACATTACCAACAGCCCAATGCGCATAACTTTCAATTCTGTAATCATCAGGGAAAATACTCATCAACTCTTCAGTAATAAACTTAAAGTTTGCTTTTTCTAATGCATCAGAGTCTCTGTTCTGATCAATATTAGTAAAGCCCCAAGTAATAAACATATCTTCACTTCCCCAATAACCAAAGTCTTCAGGTTTAGTTGTAGCTTGTTTAGCATATTTCTCTATATCTTCAACATATGACATGTTATCTCCTATTTGGATATATTAAAATGGGGCTACTGAGAAATCAGTAGCCCCATATTTATTTTTTATTATTCTTGGTCTTCGTTATAGCAGCTAATTAGTTCTAAAACTGCTTCTGCAAGTGAACCTCTAGCATCACCATAATCAAAAACTTGATTTTCTGGATCGTCTTGGAATGTAATAATACTTCCAATTTTATTATCAGTAGTTGCATTTACTGCAAGCATGACTCTTCTTTTCTCTGGATGTTGAGAAGGTGCTACTTGTTCATCTTCATTTTCATCATCTTTAATAGGTGCAGCCCAACCACAAGTTGTAATTGTGAAGAAATCATAACCTTTCATTTTCCAAATAACATTAAATGGATTAAGCATTTCATAAACATCTCCATGTTCAGAAATCTTATTAAATATGATTTTATTGTTTTTATCAAAGACAACACCATACATCAATGCTTTGCTTGAATTGTAATCAACTGGTATTTGTTTTGAAATTACTTCTACTGCACTTTTGAATTGCTCTTCTGTTAATGTTTTCATCTCAGTTTCCTTTGTCCATTTTTTCCGATATTTCTTCTTTTGCTATTTCATCCCAATTTCTTGGAAGATTCCATTCTACTTTTAATGCTAAAGTTGATTGCTCTTCATCTTCATCATTATAAGTAATAACTACTTCTCCATAAGAACCAAAGTCATGTTGTTGCCAATGCTTTTTAAATCGCATTTCTTTATACCTTGATACTTCTGGATACATTCTATTTAATTGATCAATGTAAGCTTCCATTTCTTTATTACATTGTTCACGAAAATTATCATCACCAATTTGTGCACAATCTTCATCACCAGGTGTTGGACCTAAATATAGATAATCAATCATTTTCTTCAATCTCCCCAATTTCTTCTATTTTCCAATATTCATCAGGCATATCTTTTTGAGTCCAGCCTGTCTTTTCAGTCCAGTAATACTGAGGTTCAGCAATTTGCTTTACCCATTTCAATACTTTTACTTTTCCCATTTCCCCTCCTTATTTTGCTTTTCCAATATAATTTTTCCTTCTGATTTATAAGCAAGCTCTTCTTTGCCAAAATCATAACTCCATGCCCAATCACAACATAAATCATCTTCATATCTTGAAGGATGCAAACCATTTAGGTTTTTAGTTTTGCCTGGGAATAGAGCAAACAATTTAGTTGTGCAATCATGACAAGAATTGATTTGAACAATATCTGATGCATCTAAGCAATCAAAGAATTCATCATAACCACCCTTTAATTCAAAACTTAAACCACCATCTAATTGATTGATTACGCTATAAGCAGTCATAAAGTTAGTATCAACTTCAAACTCTTCAGAATCAATCCAGTAATTTGTTTCGTCATCCCAAACTTTACCCCAAAATACTGGCTTTATTTTTTCATTACAACCATCACATTTCAGCCAATCTTTTTTGCTTAAAATAACTTTGCTCATTTTTTTTGCCCCATTTCATAGATCATTATTTCTAATTTTAATAATTGAACTTCTGCTTCAATAACATTGTTTCTTAAATTATCAATTGTATTGCGTACAACATTTTTTGAAGCTTCATCTAATGAAGTAAACCAATCTTCATCCATATTAAATCTCTTCCCAAATCCTTTGGTAATGGATTACTTCTTGATCATTCTTTACTAGCCATAAAGAAATAACTTCTTTTCCAAGTTTGCTATCATCACTACCCATGTATGGATATGTTATTTGAACTGCAAATTCGTATTTAGATATAAAATTCAAAGTTGCTTGATTGCTATCAACATACCTTGTAATGTTATAATCTGTTTCAAGATATTCTTTAACTTTACCAATAAAGACATATTTGAAAAACTTATTAGGAACTGGGCGAGGAGTAAACCCATTATTGGCTTTATCATTCTCAATGAGCCAAAGACGCTCAAGGTGAATAAAAATTTGACCCTCTTCTGAATTCTTAAATTCTTTTAAAATGTTCATTTGAATTTCAACTCCATTTCCCATATTTTCCAGCTTGGATTTTCATCAATATCTAATTCCCAATCATAAATTGCTTCACGCTCATAATTGCTAATATCTTTGTAGTTTTCCATAACTACCCCTTTCAATCAATTTGTTCTAATAGGTCTGCTCTTACATTTAATGATTTCAACTCTGTTTTCTTTACCCAGAAGTAATTACTTTTGTGCAATAATGCTGGGGTATATATTTTACGAAATGCTCTCTCTGAAATATCTAATCCAATTTTTTGGCACTTATCAGCCAAACAATATTCATAGCCTGCTTCAAATCTTTCGTCAATAAATTCTAATTCACAATATATGCATTTAGCCATTGATCATTCTTTCTATTTGACTTTGTAATTCAAAAACTTTAGCTTGAAGATTATTAATAGTTTTAGTATTTGAGTCAACAATATCCAGAAGAATACTTGTTCGTTCATCAAATTCTTTTGCTATTTCAATAATGTTCAAACTTTCAATAGCAACTTTACCATTTTCTTTTGTATCAATCATATTCCACTTTGTCATGAGTTTCCCTTTTCATTATAGTAGTTGTTATAATATTCTTGTGTATATTCTTCTAAATTAACTTTGTTAGTATCTATTAACCAATTAATATAATTTTGTTCTCTTTCAATATCAAGCAATGACACACCATTTACTTTTGTGTTTTGGATATCAGTTCCAGCAAACCTATCTTTATTTATCGTAATAACTTTTGAGCCAGTTGGAAACAATACTTTATCAAATTCAAATATAATATCGTCTGGCTTATTTGGATTGTAATCAATATCAACAACCTTAAAAGGAATATGACGATTATATTTTAATAAATTAATTGGATCAACATGAACTTCAGTACCAGCATCATAAATACCTATCCAATTAATTACATCTCCAACTTCTAAATTAGAAGCTGGGGTAAGATATTTATAATTACCATCTTTTGTAATATCAGAATGAGTTTTCATTGTTATTCACCTTTTACTAGTATTTTACAAATTTTAATTACTTTATCTAAATTACGATTGTTTTCATTTAGAATTGCACCATTACGCATAATCCAATGATAATCTTTTCTTCTACCAATTGGAATATTCATAACAGTAGTTAGGTTTTCTAATTCATTCAATAATTGTTCTTTATGTTCCATTATTGCAATTCCTTTTCTTGTTAGATACTTCGTGCCATACGGCGTACATTATCATTTATCAATACTTGCTTTTTGCTATGTTCAATTTCTAACTTAGCAATTAGTTTTTTAAGTTGAACAATGTTGCTGTCAATGGCTTTTTCTTCATAGCCAGCAATAACAACATCAATATCTGATTCAAGAATATGAACAACTACTTTTACTTGTTCTATCTTTTTTAGACGCATAAATAAACGCTCTTCTGCTAAATCAAATACTTTACCAGTACGATTATTGCGAATTGCTTTTATCTTTAGCAATGACTTCATATGTTCAATTTCTTCAATTGAATCATATGTATCAAGAATAATATCAAATGATGTATGAACAATGTCTTGTTTATTGTAACTACGAACAAGATTACTTATTTGATTAAGATTTACTTTCTTACAATTAGCACGAGGTGCTATTGGAGTATGACTAACAATGTCTATGTCAACATTAGATACAATCTTAGATTGTATATCTTTAAGATTTACTCGTTTCATTTTTATAAGCCTTTCTTATTTTAGATAATGAGATGGGTGAATTTGTGAATTACCAGTAATAGCAGAAGTTCTTGCTTTTCTTTGCGAACCAAATTTGCGTTTAGAATAATCTGAACCATCAGGATAAACAATAGCAATATTTGCATTACGCAATTCTATTTGTCTGATAAATGACAATAATTGTGCCATATCAAACTCGTAATCTTTATCAGTAATAGCACTTGTAATTGTTTCATAACCAGTATAAGTATATTTGAAACTAACAATAAAGCCGTAATTTACTTTACCAGCAACTATTTCTGTGCCGAGCAATTCCTTTTCTTTATCGCTATATTCCACAATATCTTGTGCGTTATGTTGTATCATATCATGCGTCATAGAATATACTTTTGTCACACTAATCCCTTTCTTATATTTTTTAATATATTTTTTACTATTCCCTGTACAATCTCTGATATAAGCATTGACATATCCTATCATAGCGCAATTAGTAAGTCCAGTCATTTAATTAAAAGTTTATTTGATGGATTTTATTGCGGAGATAAGCTGCGTTATTTGATCGTGGGATTAATGGTCCGATTAGTGGTGCGATTGATCGGCATAAGATAAAGCCTTTATCTTAGCGTATGTTTAAGGGCAGCACAAAGCCTATGTTAAAAGTTATAAAAAAAACTTTATTGCGGGAACGGGTATGAAGTGAATAAAGTAAAAACTTGAGTATATGTCCGTAACACATTCTCGTCATATGTTAAAAACTTCAACATATGAACCACCCGCTTTATTTTGCTTTTTTCTATGGAATTGAGTATATATTTTTACAAGGTATGAGCTTTTAATATATTTTTCAATTTCCTAATGCAATTTAGGGATTAGTAACAAACTTTGCATTCTTTTCTAGGAACGACATCATAGTTCCTTCATATCTCATACGACCTAGATGACCCATTTTAATAGCTGGATCAACCCAAACTTTGCCACCAATGTCTTGCCAATATCTGCAGAACCCATAATCCTCAGACAAGAATCTATTTAGATGTGGATCAATGTAAGAATTAAAGAACGCATATGTCCAATTTTTTTCTTCATCATTTAAAGAACCAGTATCGTCATTATATTTTAGATGAGGGTAAGCTTCAATTAGTTTTGTAAACACTTCTCTCTTTATAAGCATAAATCCAGTTCCAGCATCAAAAATTTCTACAGCACCATTGCTAACGCTTAATGTTTGGTTCTCTTTATCTTTAACTGGATTAACAACAAATCTTAAACTATTACCAAGCAACTCATCTACAGGTACTCCTGCTTTTACATTTTGCTCAACACTTTCCCAATTAATAGATTTAATCGGGTATGCACCAGTCATAATTTCTTTCTCGTGCCAAAGCATTTTAATAATATCTTCTGGTTCCCAAGAAATATCAGCATCAATACACATAAGATGTGTTAGCTGCTCTTGTGCCATAAATTTTGCAGTCATACTGTTTCTTGCTCTATTAATTAATGAATCTGTAATAGTCGCAACAGCAAATCTGATATTATGATCTCTAAAATACATCAATGTCTTAATAAGAGACATCATTGTTGGTTCGCTAATTTGTTGATCATAGCAAGGAATGGCAAAAAGGACATTCCAGCTTTTCAATTGCTCATTATCAATTTCTATAGTTTGTGTTTCAAAAAGTGCCATAGCAATAGTATACATAAAAAAAAGGGCTGAGATTGCTCCCAGCCCCTTTTTCTTAATTATTTTTTATTACTTAGTTTTTACAGATGTTCTGACATTCTTAATGTCTTTTGCCTTTACCGTATTCGTATTCAGCGATTTGGCGTTCTCAATTTCTGACGATACTGGAACTCTAAAGTAAAGAGTTGAGTTTGCCTTATCAAAATGAATTTCTACATCCAATCCCAATTTCTTTGCCTGGGCACGAATTCTCTGTTGCATTGAGTTATACTTCTTACCAGCCTCAATGCTTGTAATTGAGAAAGGCGATCCTGTTTTGCCTGACATTACAAGAGTGTCAATAATCATTTGCAACTCTGCCGATGTACGACCAGTGCGTGAAATTACTGGGAATTTATCTGCTTGCTTAATTTCCATCTTATTCTCCGATGTTTGGTTTTGTTAAGTAGCCTTTTGGCTTGATAGACAATGTAGCATCACTTTTACGCCTTAGTGCGTATTTGTCAGTTTTTTCTAAAATTTCTTTCCTACCAAGCGGTCAGTGCTTTTTTTAGCTGTGCAGTAAGTACTGCGTTCTGCACTGTTAATTCAGCTACCTTATCTGCTAGGGCTTTGACAACATCGTTAATATCAATTTCATTAACATTTTCTACAGGCTTTCCATCCATGATCCCACCTCCTCTGTTTGTATATTAGATTGTAGATATTCAGGCACAAAGCCTCCCAAATTATGATCATACCTTCTCACAGTACCAAAATCCTCTATATCATCATATTTTTCTACATCCATATCTAGACCTAGGATTTCTATTTCAACTTCAGTCTCCATTGCCATATTCTCAATAGCGTTGAATACAGACCCAGCCAAAGCGTCTGCTAGGTCTTTAGACCCAGCATTAGGGTGATCAATTTTATTATTAGAAAACAATCTTAACTTTAATAATTCTTCTTCAACAAGAATATGATTCCAATATCCTCTTAATCTTGTATCATAAATTGAAGTCATCAATGTATCATAATCTGTTTTTTTAACAGAGTGAAAGTCTGCATTAATACCTTGCGATCTCAAGCTTTGAATCATTTCAATTGACTGCCATCTGTCAAATGTAACTTTAGCTACATCAAACCTTTTACATAAATCAACGATCATCTGCCTAACTGAAGCAAAGTTAATTTCTTCACCTGGGGCAGCCTTCCATGAATGGACCAAATCAACATTAATAATTGGTAAATGCTCAGTGCCCATAGATGTAATTATTTCTTTAAAACCAGTACAGTGAGACATACACAACGCAGTTCTGTCTCTCTTATGTCCAAGGTCTATATGTATATACCTTCTGTGCCCATCTGTATTATTAAACCATCTATGAAATCTACCGTCTGGATCAACTGGGTCATCCCCGTACATAAAAGCTTTTCTAACTTTTTCTTCATCTCTAAAATATGCGTCTTCCATTGTTGGAGGTTCACATTCAAATCTTGATGCAGCTTCAATTGGATTTCTAATATATTCTGATTCTAGTTGCTCTCTTTTAATTGTAGGGTTTACTTCCCAAGTAGCAGCTTTAATGGACCATGTTTTTGGTTCATTTTTTTCTCTAGAATTAAAATATCTTTGCTGGATAAAGTCACCTTTGTAACGAGGGAACGACAAAAGAATAACTTTACCTATCTCTGGGAAGCGAGACATTACGGATAATTTACTCATGTTATAAATTGCAGAGGCTGAACCTTTTGATCTAATTTCACCTTTTAGTTCACTATCTGTTTTAAATGCTGAAATTTCGTCTAGAATAACTGTTAATACTTCATAACCTTCCCAACCTTCTGATTCAGAGTGACCAGAGAATAATCTAACTGGGCGAGAAAAGAAAAATATTTCTGATACTCTAGGTTCAAATCCAACATTATTAAAGAAAGGAGATGAGAGCAATAGGTTTTTTAATGGTTCAAAGAATACTCTTTGAGCCTGTTGTGCGTTCACAGCCAGGTTTAAAAGGTCTATGTAAACACCATGAGCTTTACCATAGTAGCCCAATGGGTCTCTCAAACAATGCAGCAAATAAACTGTATAAGCCATAGAAATTCTTGCACAATGGTCTTTACCTGATCCTTTACCAAGCATGCAAATCACTTCATTGTCTGTATACTTCTTATAATATTCCAACCCAGCTTCTTCTCCATAAAGTTTTTGTAAAGTAGGTAATTTGAAAATTTGTGTGCTATGCTTTACGATCTCAAGCTGAATTTCAGATAGAGGGGGTAAACCTAAATAATGTTTATCTTGAACGAAAGTTTCAATAGAGACAGGTTGTTCCATAAGTTCATCTTGTCTTAATAAACGATCAAAGTCGTTAAATTCAAGGTTGACACCGAGGAAGTCAGACATTTTTTAAACCCCCTATAAATGGCAAAAAATGGGTTCTCAAATTATGAGCAAAATAGCCCCTAAATGGCAAAAATAGCGTTCTCAAATTATGAGCTCTCTTCTTTAAGGTTGACTGGCTTACCAGTCATTATCTCAAATGCAATTTCTAGTTCTTTCCTGACCTCTTCCGCAATGTCTGGGTACTTAGAAATAACATCTCTGAGAATCTTGGAGAGAATCTGATTAACATTCTCTGCTTTTTGCATTCTGGCAATATACTCACCGTCAGTTTGGTTCCCGCCCATCAATTTATGCAATTGAGCTTTCTTAGTAGCTAGCTCGCCAGCCAGCTTAATTGCTTGGATTCTGGCAGCAACCATGCCATTGTCGGTAGCAATATTGATGGTTTCCCAGGCTTCCTTACTCAACTCATCAAATTCGGTTAAAGCTTTGATAGTGTTAAACTGGACTTTTTCAAGGAAGAACGGATCTTCTTCAATTGTTTGATTTAAAATTAATTTATATTCTTCAATATATTCTTTTATTTCATTAATTGGAATTGACATCAAGGTGGAAATTTCCCGCATTGAGTAACCTTTTACATGCAAAATTCCAACTTGCTCAACATCTTTAATTTTTTCAATCAAACTTTTTGTTTTAACTATTTCAATATCTGACATAATCTA